GCCGTGCAGACCATGCCGATGATGGCCGTTGAGACGGTGGAAATGGTGCGCACGCCGTCGTTAATCTCGATGACCTGCACGCCGTGATGATAGTCGCTCATCCGTTAAACTCCGTGGTGAAGTGGAGCAACTATTTTCTGTTGTGCGCGCGACTGGCGCGATGAATGGGCGTTGGTGGAGGAATAACACAACCAGTAAAAAGCCCTCCGGGTGGAGGGCTTCGTTTATGCAGGCAATTCAGGCCACTGTATATCCGGTGCGGTACTGATATCCAGTCGGTTTAACATCACCCGGTAAAGCCGCCAGCTCTCAAGCGCCGCGCGCTCATCATCGGTGGCAATCCCGAGCGCCCCGGCGTCCTGCAGTGGCAGGATGCGCGTATTTGCTTCACTCATCAGCGATGCGCGAAGCGCTTCGGCCTGGCTGATTAATTCGGCCTCTGTCGGTTCCGGCCTGCTTATCAGCACCGGCTGACCGTACTCGTCAGGTGTAATTTCTTTCCCGTTACCCTGATTATTAATCAGATAGTTATACCAGTCCTCTGACACCGCCACACCATCATCAGGCCAGCATCCCGCCAGTAAATACGCTGCTTTCGAGCTGTCAGGGTAAAATCCGTTCGAGGTCGCGCTATAAAATATCGTCATATCACTTACCCATCGCTATAAATCCGACCGTATTTTTTGCCGCAGCTTTGACCACAAACCCGGTAGTGCTGACACTTGATGCCCCCACGTCGCCGTATGCCCCGCTATTGACTGTGAGCGCAAGCGATGGCACCAGACTGAACGCAACAGGGAAAGTGAAGCCCTGCCCGTCACTGGTCACCGCTACTTTTCCGTACTGAATCAACATGCCGGTGTTCGTATCACGAAACCATCCATTAGCCGCCAGTGAAGCAGTGTTTATTTTCTGAAAACGCGCATCGGATTCTGCTTTGGTGTAAGCCTGCCCCGCAGGGGTATAACTCCCTTTCGCCTGATATTTATTATCGGTTTCCGCCTTAGTGTATGCCCCGACGTTGGCGGCAGGGATGGCGATATCAGCCGTTCCGTCAAACGCCACCCCCGCAATTTTGCGCGCGTTAAGCAGTCGGGTTGCAGAGACAGCATTGCCATTACTCGCGAGCGCACCAATTTCGGTAGGCGTCGGTTTGTTCGCAACATCATATTGTTTTGTCCACGCCGTCCACACACCGTTAAAAATGGTGCGGATATAGCTGCGGGAATTGCTGTATATACGGTAAATCTGAGTAAAACCAGCGTGCTTATATACTTCCAGTGACCCGGCAACCGCTTCAGGATAGTTTTTTCCTGTTGCTGCCTGGTTGTTAGCTGTCTGGAAATAGAGGCCCGGCGTGGTGTAGGCGTTTAAATCAGCAGCATTACCAATCGCCACAGCCTGACCGTTAAAAATATCCTGCGCGGTCACACTGATATCATCCGTCAGTGGCCTGCCATTCACTTTGCGGCCAGAGGGTACACGCCCGTTAGCGTTATCATTTGCCGCTTTCACCGCTTTCGGCGTGGCAGCAAAGGCCTCAGACGTGCTATCGGTCACGCTGGTTAGCTGGACAATCCCCTTCTGCGCCGTGGTCGCGTCCTGAGCCGTATATTTACCCTTAGCAAGGTCATACGCCGCCTTAACCGCTTTCGGTGTTGCTGCGAGCGCCTCAGACGCGCTGTCGGTTGCGCTACTGAGCTGGACAATCCCCTTCTGCGCCGTGGTCGCGTCCTGAGCCGTATATTTCCCGCTGGCAAGGTCATACGCCGCCTTGACCGCTTTCGGTGTCGCTGCGAGCGCCTCAGACGCGCTGTCGGTCGCACTGCTTAACTGCGTGAAGCCCTTTTCTTTCAGAGTGGCGTCAGGATGGCGGCGTGACTGCTCGTGCTCCGCGAGCTTATCGTCGACATAATCCTGCGTCGCCATCACAAGCGTGGTATCGATGGACAGCTCGACCGTGTCGATGTCGCTCACCATGATAACCATGCGCAGGGTCTGCGCGCGCCCTGACCCTTCCGCCAGCTCGGGCTTGTAGCCCTCCGCCATATTACCGACCGCAATCAGCGTGCTGGTGTCGTCGTAAAGCCCCATTTCACGCAGCCAGAAACCGCCGGTCTCTGGCGGAATCACCAGCTCCGCGACGACATAGTTTTTGTGCTTTTTGTCCTGGCTGATTTTATTCAGCGCATGACGCCAGACCTCATTGACCAGTTTTGTCTGACTGGCGTTCGGTTCGGGCAGTTTGCCGCCGCCATCCCCGACGGCCATCGCCACGAAATTGACTTTTTTCCCGTTCGGGACGCTCGCCGCCGCCAGCTTTTCCGCACCGGCTTTGGTGATAACGGTTTTATATTTTACTGTCATTGTGCTCTCACTTATCCGGGGTAAACCGTGGTGATATCGCCGTCATAGGTCAGCGCGCCGTAATACAGATGCCCCGGAATATCCTGAATAATATTCAGACCGATAAGATGGCGGCTCGCGGGTTTGGCATCGGCAATCAGCCGCTCCATTTCGTAATACATTTCCTCAGTGATGCCGGTCTCTAGCACGCCGATATCGAGGCGGAATGTGCCGGGCGGGTCGTTGGTTTCCCACCATTCTGTGACGTTAATCAGATACCCGAGCGGCTCGACCACACGGCGCACCGCGCCTATCGTCCCTTTGTGCGCATGAATAAACCACGCCGCGCGGATCACCTCGCGTTTTGTTTCTTCCGGCCAGCTTTCATCCCAGCGGTCGACCGAAAACGCCCAGGCAAGCCACGGCAGCAAATTTGACGGGCAGGTGTCGGCGTTCCACAGACGGCGCAGCGGGACGGGGGTATTTTCGATATCTGCACAGGCGCGTGCCGCCGCCACCTCAAGCGGTGACGAGCCGACCGGCAGCAGTCGGTTATTACTCATCGTTACCCCCGACCGTCACGCTATACGCGGTGCAAAAAGAGGCCTGCGTATCATCGAGCACGATATCGGCCACGGGTGCTACCAGTTCGACACGCTGCACACCCTCGACGTGGAGCGCGGCATAAATGGCTGACTTGCGAATATCCCGCCCGAGCCGGTGCTGTGCGCTGATATAGGTCTGCAGCTTCGCTTTTGCGGCACTGAGCACCGGCTCGCTTTCGGGGCCGGGATAAAGGTAAAGCGCCGCGTCGATGGTGTAGTCGACAATGGTCGCCGACTGGACGGTCACGCGGTCAGCGACCGGCCTCACGTCCTCATCGTTCAGCGCGGCACGCACCACGGCGAGCAGCTCGTCGGACGCCGCGCCGTTAGTCTCGCGGGACAACACCGACACGGTCACGCAGGCAGGCTCCGGGCTGATGACTGAAATATCGGCGACCCGCCCGTCAGCGCTGCGGCCATGAAACTGATACGCACCGGTCGACCCGGCCACGCTCATTCCCTCAAAGGCCTGTTGAATGCGCAGGCGATAGTCGGTGTCTGATTCCATCACGGCGGGTGTCGGCGGCAGCGTGGTCTCATCGGCTGGCGTGATAACGAGGCGCTCGACGTTGTAGTTTGCTCCGAGATTATCGAGGTCATGCCCTGCGGCATACGCCAGCATCACCGCGCGGGCCGACTCATTGACACGCTGTCGCCAGATAACTTCACGATAAGCGTTCTCCTGCAGGAGCTTCACAATCGGCTCAGATTCAAGCGTTAGCGTGCGCGCGACCGCCTCCTGCTGGTCTTCGGGATAAAGCGAGACAAGCGTCGCCTTGCGCTCGGTCAGGATGGTTTCAAAATCCAGCTCTTCCACGACATCGGGCGCGGCGAGCTGGTTCAGGTCAACAATAGCCATAGCGTTTAACTCAGTGGGATAGTGAGGGAAAAAGGCTGGTTTGAGTTGGTGCGCGTGCCGGTAATATCGACATACAGCGCGCCGTCATCCTCACCGCGCTCAAAGGTGATGGTCGACAGACTGACGCGTGGCTCCCACTTCTGGATCGCCGAGTAGCACGCGGCCATAATCTGCAGCCGCAGCGCCGGGGTCTGCGGCTGGTCAATCAGCGCTGACAGCAGCGAGCCATATTCACGGCGCATCACACGCGAACCAACCGGCGTGACCAGAATGTCGCGCACGCTCTGCCTGATATGGTCGGCCTCAGAAATACTGAGCCCGGTGTGGCTGTTCATACCTAAATAACGCACCGTCATTTCGTCCCCTCCGTTCTGCTACCGCCGCGTTCTACTCCGCCGTGGTCGTGGTCATCCACCTGCACGCCGTTCGAGGTCAGTTTCCCGCCGCTGTGCTCGATATTTCCTTTCATCGTCCCGCCCTTCTGCACTTCGAGTGAGCCGGTGATGAGCTTGTTAGTGCACACCACTTCTGGGGTATCGAGCGTGATGCGGGTTTCAGCTTTGACCAGCACCACCGGCACAGTGGCGGTAAGGGATTCCGACGCGGTGACGTCGGCGGTTTTGATACCGGACACGGTGAGCGCCCCGCTGTCGGGTTCGTACTCGATAACCGCCCCGTCGGGAAAGGCAATGTGAAGCGCATCAGGCGAGGCAGACGGCGCGGGATTGTCATCAGAGAAAATGGAGGGCAGCACAAACGCGGTGTCGAGTTCGCCACCGATGGCAAGAATCAGCACCTGCTCGCCAACGGAAGGAGCCCACCACACACGCGAGCGACCGGCGCGGGAGGTCAGCCAGTTAAGCCAGGTGGTTTGCATCCCGCCGGTCTGGACGCGACAGAGCCCAGCATCGTGATCGACGTCGGTCACGATGCCGGTACGGATAAGGTTGCGCATAGCGCGAGCGATATCCTGAAGTGAATTTAATGTGTTCATGGAGGTAGAATGCCGCCTGGTATGGTCAACGACAATTAAATGCAGTTTGAAGAGGCATGAAACAACACACTGATACTGTGCGAGATCAAAAAACTGTCGTTCCCTTGTTGTTCAACCTCTTACTTTTAAATAATTGAGATATTGAAAGTCATACAAGTGAACTATTTCATTGCAATCAGGAAATATTTAAAAAAAATAAAACCAATTAACTCATGCTATAAGTTAAAAAATTTCCGATTGAACCATGAAGGAAACCAGGCAATAATAATAGCGTAGGTAAACCAAAAACAAAGCAATGATATATTAGCGGACGGTGATGTCGCCTACTCCGCTCTTTTCATTAAATTAAACCCAGCCCTCCAGAATAATTATTACAATAATAAATGCTTGAAAGTTAGAAAAATATGATCATGAAATTAAAATCGTGGTGCCGGGTGCCTCCCGGTGCTTCTTTGCCAGACCAAAGAAGCGCGAGCATATCGCAAAGGTGTCTGGTTCGACCCGCCGCATAGGGGGATTCACCACACCTAGAAAAATAGAAAACAGTCTCACGTGAGTCAAGTTTTTTTAGCAGACATGTGTTTTTTCATGATCCCATGATCACAATAAAGAAATTTTGTGTCAGCTATGCTTATACCAAACGAAAAAGCATGCTTTTGTCACACCAGCTTAGTTTATATTTCCAACATTAATTGACAATCATTATCTGACCTGCATGAAAACGCAAAAAAAAGTCCATCAATAAATTGACAGACTTCTGAAATATCAGAAAAGGTGCTTACCAACCATTTACTTCAGATGAAGTAAATTTAGCATAGCACCACTTATGAGAAACGTACAAGTTTTTAGTATTCATTACCTATAGAACCAATAGAATGCTTACCATGCGTCTATGATAAAACACATGGAACCACTCAGTAAGGACCTGCTTAACCACACAAAACTGCTTCAACTCTATTTAAATCAATAAACTCCAGCTTAAAATAGAGAATATATGAATACGTTCTCCATAACTCACTTCAGTTTTCTTAGAATCAACTGTTCAATGAGAAACTTTTCTTGCATATCGAACACGAGTAACTTGCGTTCTGGGTATTGCACATTTACTGCCACCAAACCTTGAATAGCCAATCGAAAAATAGTTAAAGATATTTTTCAATTGCCGTATTTAAAACGAACCACCACTATTAAATGCCACATTCCACATTTTGCTGACAGTAGCATTTTTCAATCTTCATTCTGTTTACCTATCGCATAATTCGAGATTCGACACTCATCCAACTAAATATATACTCTACTAACGGATAATTCCACGTGTTGAGTGCTGGAAAAACCATTCGAATAGTTCGCCAACAGGATGCTTATTTAACCTCTCTTTTAACATAACCTTCGCTTCATGTAACGATAGTGATTTATTGTAAAGTATATCGTAACAACCTTTTGTTAAGCTCTGATCGCTCTGACCCGACCCGGTGAAATATCTGGATGTGGTGTCTATTCCATTGGGTTCAGCATAGTTACCGCTAGCATAAACAAATGGGGGAATATCCTGAGTTACACCTGAGTGATGCCCAACATTTGCATATGCACCTAATACACAGAATTGATGGATTGCGCACATGAACCCGACCACAGCACCATCACCCAGTGCAACATGTCCTGCCAGGCCGCTGTTATCACCAATGTGCGTACTATTACCAATGATGCAGTCATGCCCAATGTGAACGTTATTCAGGAGGGTATTATCGTCACCTATTATAGTGTAATTATTATCTTGCGCCGTGCCTCGATGGATTGTTGCATTGTTACCAATATTGTTACGACTCCCTATAATTAGCCTGGTTGACTCATTTTTATATTTTAGATCTTGATTCACTTCACCTATCGATGAAAACTGCCCAATCTGATTATCACACCCGATAACTGTAAATCCATTAATAACTGAATGGGACCCTATAATAGTTCCCTCACCAATAACAACATCCGCAGAAATAATACAAAATGGACCGATATTGACATGTGCCTCGATCACTGCGCCTGGTGCTATGATACTGCTACTCGAAACGCGTGCAGTAGAAGAGATCGTCATTTATATTTCCTGATAGCTAGAATGCTTATCGTCCAAAAAACGTTACGTTGGCTATCGTTCTGGAACAGCCACAAGGTAACGCTAACACTTTTATCAAGCTACAGAATACTCGTAATATCGTTACGTAGCGAATGTCTTGGCAGGAACAGTTTCTGCTATAACCTGGCTATTCAAGCGCTTTAAATACTATCATAATGAAATGCAAAATTCCCATCCGAAATTATTCAAAGGCTGAACTATCCCCAAGGTAATCAACTATCAGCTCCTCAATATATTTTTTATCAGCACGACTAAATCCCAGCAACTCACGCTGTGGATACTGAACATCCTGACTATTAGGGGTTGGCCTGTCTTTAAGTCCGTACTGATGGATCTGCACGATACGTTGCACCTTACCGGTAAACTGCACCACAGCAGTATCATTGCGGCCACGGGCTTTCATGTAGCGGCTGGTTCGCAGCTTCTGAAACATCGCCCTTTTAATACGCCCTTTTTTTGCCCTGATCGGCTGACGCTTTCGCGCCTGATACGGCGTGCCATCCGGGGCTTTTTGCAGTTTAATCCGTTGCTGTTGCGATTTTCGCAGCTCTTTCGCAATCGCAGCAGCAAGCTTTCGCCGCCCCGCCGGTGACAGCGCCCCAATCAGCCCGGCGAGCTTATCGTCAAAAGGCTTAAACTCATTCATCCCATTTGCTCACCAGTTCGCCATTGATATAGAGCTCGGTCGGGCGCGTGACCGGCTCGGGTAATGGCGGCTCAGGTGCATAGCTGACGTGCAGCGCGCCGTTCTCCTCCCTGACCAGCGTGCGCTCGGTAAGCTGCAGACTGATACTGAGATCAACGTTGTCACCGTCGTTTAAATCCATCTGGAAGCGGTAGCCCTTTTTGCGCCCCTCATCCGAGGTGCAAATATCCGGCTGATTCTCACGCAGCCACGCCGTCACCGGTACAAAAATCAAATCGGGGTCGCCGACAAAGTCACACACGATCACATTCAGGGTGTAAATCTTTTCGTGCGACAGCGAGGCCGCGAGGCGTGCATCGATATTCCCCTCGTCGGCAAAGATGCGCATCATTTCGGGATTTGTTTCTAACTGCGGCACGGCATCAGTGAGTGCCTTGCGCAGACTTTTCATTTTCTGCATCGATTTTGTCCTGACAGTCTTTAGTGGTCTCGACCTTGAGCGCGCAGGCGGCGAGCGCATTCTCAAGCCTGCGGATATCGGCACTCAAATCGCCGTTAATCGTGGGCTCGCTTCCCGGCATCGGGCAAAGGCTCACTTTCGGGCAGTTGTTGTAAACAATGACCGGCGGAGGCGCAGGCCTTTCGGGTGTGCAACCGGCGCACAGCATCAGGCAAATCAGCGCGATACCAGCGGCGTAAATCTTCGTTTTCATTGAGTAACCTCGTGATAGTTTGTTCGCGCCTTACCGCCTGCTCACCGGCGGCAGTCAGTTCATCAGCGAGCCTGACCTGACCGGCCTCATTCGCCCTGGCGATACGTTGCGACACGGCAAGCTGATTTTTCAGCATCCCGATAGTCGTCTTTTGTTCGGTGGCGACTTTATTCGCCCTGTCGAATGAGCGCCGTAAATTGCCGTTCTCATGACGCAGCCAGAGCACCGACGCCAGCACCAGACCGGCGGCAAGCAATATCACAATGATTCTGGACACAGGCCAGCCTCCTTAATGCGCCGACGGTACGAACAACGAACCATGTTAAACAGGATCAGCCAAAGTAAGTACGTGAATGCGATAAACACCTTGCCCCCGGTAAGCAGGCATAAAACCGTACCAGCAGAAAGAATCAGAGACCAAAATCGACGCCATAGTGGGCGGGGCTTTCCGATAAGAGACCTAAAAATAGCCATGTGTTTTGGCGTTCGGTAAGGGTCAGACTGACTCGCAAACCAGTCCTCATAGCTGACAGCAGCCAGCACACTTCCTCCGATACAAACCAAACAGCCAAATAACGCCCAGACGGCAATAAAATTAACGGCCACACCGTCGGGATTGTTCAAACCCAGCACAAGTAGAACGGCAATCACGACATTAAAAATCAGAGAAGATAACAACGCTTTCATTGAGGTACTCCTTTCATGCAGTAAGCCCATTCCCGCGCACGGCGGTTTTCCAGTCCTTGATTTTTGACGCCATTCACAAACACCCAGCGGGTAAGTTGGTCGCACGCCTGCCACCACTGCTGACGTTTGATAAACAAGACCAGCGTCGAGCGACAGGCCGCGCCGGTTCCAACGTTGAAGGCAAAACTGACCAGCGCGTCATATACGCGCGGCGGCATCTTCACCGGCACGCACACGGCGAGTCGTTGCTCGGTATTGAGCACATCCGCGACGAGGTTCGCCGCCGCCTGTCGCTCGGTGATATCCCCTTTCGGTGTGACACCGGCAGTGTGGCCGATGCCTGACGTCCACACTCCCGCGCTGCACTGGTAAGGCGTCAGGCGACATCCTTCGAGGTCGGCAATCAGTGCCAGCCCCTCGGGCGAGGTGTTAAGCAGACGAAAGTCAGGCATCAGTACGGCCAGCGCCAGCACGGCGGCCACACTGCAGCGTTTAATGATTGAGCTCACGTATCGCCCCCTTATCCAGTCCGAGTGAGGTCAGATAGCGATAGGTTTTGCGCTTAAACCACAGATTCGTCAGCGCGGTAAAAATGGCGCAACCGCTACCCACATAAAGCGCCATTTTCTCGGGCGACATCGCCCCGAAGTACGCCAGCCCCACGGCCAGCCAGTAGGCGATAAACGTCGTGATTTTTTCCATGCTCAGTCCCATAGATTCACCGTTTCGGTTTTCGGTGCGCTGTCGGTCTCGGGCAGCTCAATCGCCGTGCCGTGCGGCAGGATAATGCCCAGCTCAGACAGCCCCGGATTAGCCTGCAGCACCGTCTCGACCACGCCCTCGGTGCGCCCGTAATAGCGCGCACATATCGCGTCGAGGGTGTCGCCCTGCATCGCGTAAACCTTCATCAGATTTGCCCCACGATACAGCGCGCCTTGTCCTGAATACGCGCCACTGACCAGCGCATATCCCGCCACATTTCATCGATGGTGCTGTCGATGCTGTCGGCCTTTTTGTCACCCTTGCTGGTCGCATCCACGCCGCGATAACGCTCATACAGCGTGGCGGTCGTCATCGAGCACACGGCGTTAAAGTAGTGGAAGCAGCGCACGCTCTCGCCGTCGAGCTCGTCGGTCGGAACATCCGCGAGCGTGGCATGACCGGCGTTGAGTTGCAGGTCGCGCCAGTCGCGCAGCTCCGCGTTAGTCTCCGCGATGGCGGTCTTAATCGCCCGGCGCAGGCGCACAGGGGACACGGTCTGCTCCAGTCGTATTTCTTCGCGCACGCGCTTCGGATCTACATCAGGAAAAAAAACGGTATTTTTAATCACCGGCTCACTCTCGCCCGGTGGCGGTATCACCACGCCCGGCACGTCCTGCGGCGTTGTTTTGGGCTCAATAATCAGTGTCGTCATGACAACCTCGGGAAATAGGTGGGCGGTGGACGCCGGTCGCAGTCAAGGCAATCAATACCCGCGTTGACCGGCGTGCCGCCCGGCTCGGGGAGCGTTCGGTTAACCTGCGGCTTTTGCCGCCTTTGGTGGACGCCCGCGCCGGGCCGCCGGTTTAGCAGCGGGTTTGCGCGTGCGGGGTTTATTCGTTTTCGGTGCTGGTTCGGGTTTAGGCTTGAGCTGGCGCTCAATCTGTTCGATATCCTTTTTCACGCCGATAGTTCGCTCTAACTGGATCGCACGTTGCAGGTGCGCCAGCGCCTCGGGCAGTTCCCCTGCCTCACGCAGCACGTAGCCGGTGATTTTGTGCAGCTTCGCGCGCACGATATCGGGCATATCTGCACGCTCAGTCAGCGCAAGGGTATCGAGCAGCAGCGCCAGCTCAGGTGACTGTCTGGTGTCACGCAGGCGCTGTGCGGCAAGCGCCACCTCTTCGGCCAGCAAATACGGCGTGGTACGGCGATGACCGCCGACCGGCATCGTGAGTCCCCAGGTCATCGCATATCGGGCAATCTCCAGCGCACCGGCGATATCATCCGCATCGAGACGCCAGAGCATGACGGTCATGACAATGTCATCCTGTGCGCCCTTGCCATTTGCAAGGACACCCTCCACCCACGGCAGATAGAACGGCAGCAGCTCGCGCTTTTTATCTGCCTTGCGCTCTTTGGATCGGATTTGTTTTAACGTGCGAGAGTCTGCGGCCAGCTTAACGAGCATCTGCTCATAGGCAGTTGCATTGCGCAGCGGAGCAGCAGCCCGCCGCGCGGTTTCAGAGGCCGAGACCCGCATCATGTGAAGCGCTGCGGGGCTCGTCATGGTTTACTCTCCGCCGTTATCGTCTGCAGGTGCAGCGAATTTGCCGAGGGTGATGTTTTCAATCAGACAACCGGCGGCATACGCTTCGACCACGTAATCAACATTCATTGATTCGTAGTTTTCGATGCGGTCTTTCTTCGGCTCCTCGATGATGGCGCGGCGGTGCGCGTCGTCCATGAAGTAAATCGACAGGTTATCGAGGCGCGTCACCATCAGCGCATTTGCCGGGAAGTACGGCACGCGCACGGCAGGCAGGTTGCCGATGCGTTTCTGGCTGATGATGATGTCAGCGGCCAGCGCCTCGCTGTTTTCCTGCGTCTTGTTGACGATCGGGAAATATTTGTCGGCAAGCAGCTTGCGACCGGTGATGACGACGAGCTCCGGGTCATCCTGATAAATCTCGTCAATCAGGTTGGTCGTGGCATCCATCACCAGCGCGTCGAGGTTTTGATAGTCGCCGTTCTCCCCCACGCGGATCACATCAGAAATGACCTGGCCGTCTGCGTCGGTGATTTTTGACATTACGCGCGCCGGTGCTTCATTGCGGTACTTCTGCAGCCAGCCCACCGCGACATCCTGCAACATCGGATTGTTTTTGCGGTTTGAGGTTTCCGCGCGCTCGATACCGTTGAAACCGGCCATGATGAAGTCGAGCGACTGGCGTTTGATAATTGCGTCACGGATACGGGTCTGGAAGTCCTGGAATCGCGCCCACAGGTCGAGCTGTTTGTAACGGATATGGAAATCAAAGTTGATTTGCGCACATTCATACTTGTTGGATTCGAGCGCCGTAAAATCGGCGGTCTTACGCTCGTCATCCCCGGCGGTGTCAGCAGTGCTCGCAATCGTACCGTTTACGCCTACCCCGACTTTTTCGCCTTTCAGCTCATCGACCGGCACGATGTTGATTTTGTTCAGAAACGCGGATGACAGCTGCAGGGTGTTCATCAGCGTCTGCGTCACGGATGGCTCGACGGTGAATTTCTTCGCCACGTCGTCAGTTTCGACGCCGTTCAGCTCCGCGACGCGGGTCAGGTAGGCATTAAATTTAAAGCGGGTTTCTTTACGCATGGGTAGTCCTGTTTTTTTGCAATAGGTATCAGACCGGGCAGCGCCCGGCGCGTTATCAGCAGTTAGTCAGCAGCTCGTCGCCCGTCCCGCCTTTCGACTTCTCACGGCGCGGCTGGCGCTGGCTTTCGGTGTTATCGAGGGAGCTTTTCAGGGAGGTAAACGCCTGCGCACTTTCGTCTGCCTTGCGGGTCACGTCCTGCTTAAACTGCGCAAACGCGGTTTCCAGCTCCGTGACGCGGCTGTCGGTTGCGGTGAGGCTGGTCTGCACCAGTTCAGAGACTTCCGTCACCGCTTCATGCACATCAGCAAAACGCACATCGTCAGTGGCCTGTTTGCGACTGAAAATCGCCTTAACCTTGTCAGTCAGGCTGTGGAGTACGGTGTCGGGAACATCCTCAAATTCCAGCGCCGCCAGCGTGGCAACGGAAAACAGGTCGTCAGGGTGGGCTTTTTTACCGGCGAGCGGGTTCTGCGTCGCCCGGCTGCAGAATTCGAGGTATTCCGTGCCGAGGCTTGCCGGGTCATCCGTCACCGCCAGTCCCACGAGGTAACATTTGCCGCTATTGGCAAAGTTCGGGCGAATTTCCATCGAGGTGTAAACCTTCTGACCGGCGCGCACCATGCTCACCAGCTCGTCAAGCGGCGCGATTTTGCCAAACAGCGCTTTCTTGCCGTTCAGCGCCGAGTCATCGCTGATGATTTCGGCTTTCACTTCGGTCACGTCGCCATAACGTTTGAGCACGCTGTCGGGCAGGATGCCGCGCAGGTGTTCGAGGTTAATGCGACAGCCATAGACACGCGGATCGAACGTGTCGGCCATATCCTGAATATCATCGCCACTAATGACACGGCCATCGCAGGTGTCACCCTCGACGCCGATGCGAAACCATTTAGAAACTTTCTTTGCCATTGTTCAGGTGTCCTGATGTTGGGTTTTCGGTTCGGGGTTAGTTTCCCGACTCCGACCCGCATCAGCCACCGCTTAAGATCCGATTAGATCTGACACAACAGGGGCTTAGCGATAAATCATGTCCATTTCCATAGCCTTTCCTCGCGACATCAAAACGAGGTGAGAATGACAATATCGACTGATTTATCACTGCTGAATGACCCACGAAGACAGGCGCGCCTGCTGTTCTGGCAGGGATTTTCCGTGCCACAAATCGCCGACACGCTGCAGATGAAGCGCCCGACGGTGCAGAGCTGGAAGCAGCGCGACGGATGGGAAGACACCGCGCCGATTAATCGTGTCGAGTCGACATTAGAGGCGCGCCTGATTCAGCTCTACGCGAAGCCTGACCTGACGCCACATGATTTCAAGGTCGCTGATTTTCTGTCGCGCCAGATGGAACGGTTCGCACGCATCAACCGCTACGGCCAGACCGGAAATGAAGTGGATTTAAACCCCAACATTGCGAGCCGTAACAAAGGGGATCGCAAAAAACCGAAACGTAACTATTTCAGCGAGGAGGCTATCGAGAAGCTGGAAGAGATTTTCCTCGACCAGTCTTTTGAGTATCAGCTCAACTGGCACAGGGCCGGGCTTGAGCACCGTATCCGCCACATCCTTAAATCGCGTCAGATTGGCGCAACATTCTACTTTGCGCGTGAGTCCCTTCTGCGTGCGCTGAAAACCGGGCAAAACCAGATATTTTTGTCGGCCAGTAAGACGCAGGCGTATGTTTTCCGTAAATACATCATCGCCTTTGCGCGGCTGGTCGACGTCGACCTGTCAGGCGACCCGATTGTCATCGGTAACAACGGCGCAGAGCTGATTTTCCTCGGGACCAACTCCAACACCGCGCAGAGCCATAACGGCGACCTGTACGTCGATGAAATTTTCTGGATACCTAATTTCCAGCGCCTGCGCAAAGTGGCCTCGGGTATGGCGTCACAGTCGCACCTGCGCACCACCTACTTCTCGACGCCGTCAACACTGGCGCACGGGGCTTATCCGTTCTGGTCAGGTGAGCTGTTTAACCGGGGGCGCAGCAACCGCGACGAACGGGTCGACATCGACATCAGCCACAAGGCGCTCGCCGGTGGCGTGCTGTGCCCGGATGGGCAGTGGCGGCAGATTGTCACCATCGAGGACGCGCTCGCCGGGGGCTGCACCCTGTTCAATCTGGATCAGCTGAAACAGGAAAACAGTGCCGACGATTTCCGCAATCTGTTTATGTGCGAGTTCGTCGACGATAAGGCGTCGGTGTTCCCGTTTGAGGAGCTCCAGCGCTGCATGGTCGATGCGATGGAAGAGTGGGAGGACTTCGAACAATTTGCCGACCGTCCGTTTAACTGGCGCCCGGTATGGATTGGCTATGACCCGTCACACACCGGCGACAGCGCAGGCTGTGCGGTACTGGCACCGCCACTGGTCGCCGGGGGCAAGTTCCGCATCCTTGAACGTCACCAGTGGAAAGGGATGGATTTTGCAGCGCAGGCCGAGGCCATTCGTTCACTCACTGAAAAATACACCGTCGACTATATCGGCATCGATGCGACCGGCATCGGCCAGGGTGTTTACCAGCTCGTGCGCTCATTCTTCCCGGCAGCACGCGCTATCCGCTACACGCCTGAAATGAAGACCGCGATGGTGCTGAAAGCGAAAGACACCATCCGACGCGGTTGTCTGGAATATGACGCCGGTGCCACCGACATCACGCAGTCGTTTATGGCTATCCGTAAAACCATGACCAGCAGCGGTCGCAGCTCGACCTATGAAGCGAGTCGCAGCGAGGAAGCCAGCCACGCGGACATCGCGTGGGCGACCATGCACGCCCTGTTAAACGAACCGCTTTCCGCCGGGAGCGGGATGCACTCAAACTCTATTCTGGAAATTTACTAAGATGGCAAAACATAAACCTATCCAGCAGGCAGTCAGCAAACCACAAAAAATGGAGGCGTTTACTTTTGGTGAGCCCTCCGCCGTCATGGATCGCCGCGACATTCTCGACTACGTCGAGTGTATCCATAACGGGAAATGGTACGAGCCGCCCGTCAACTTCTCGGGGCTGGCAAAAAGTTTGCGCGCCGCCGTACACCACAGCTCACCGATTTACGTAAAGCGTAACATTCTGGCGAGCACCTACATCCCGCATCCGTTGCTGTCGCGTCAGGATTTCAGCCGCCTCGTGCTCGATTATCTGGTCTTTGCCAACGGCTATCTTGAAAAGCGAATGAGCGTCACCGGCCAGCTCATAAAGCTGGAAACCTCCCCGGCAAAATACACCCGACGTGGCGTCGAGGATGGCGTTTACTGGTATGTGTCGAGTTTCACGCACCCGCACGAATTCGCGCCCAACTCAGTCTTTCACCTGCTTGAGCCTGACATTAACCAAGAACTGTATGGGATGCCAGAATACCTGAGCGCACTCAATTCCGCCTGGCTGAATGAGTCGGCTACGCTATTTCGCCGCAAGTATTACCAGAACGGCGCACACGCGGGTTACATCATGTACGTCACCGACGCGGCGCAAAGCAGCACCGACGTGGAGTCGCTGCGTGATGCGATGCGAAATTCGAAGGGGCTCGGGAATTTTAAGAATCTTTTTTTCTACGCGCCCAACGGGAAACCGGACGGCATCAAGATCGTGCCGCTGAGTGAAGTCGCCACGAAAGATGATTTTTTCAATATCAAAAAGGTGAGCGCCGCTGACCTGCTCGATGCGCACCGCGTGCCGTTCCAGCTGATGGGCGGTAAGCCCGAGAATATCGGCTCATTAGGGGACGTCGAGAAGGTGGCGCGGGTGTTTGTGCGTAACGAGCTGACGCCGCTGCAGGAGCGATTTAAAGAGATTAATGACTGGCTCGGAATGGAGGTGATCCGCTTTAAAGATTACAGCCTCGATTCAGAATAAACCCCTCCAAAAATGCCGCCTCCGGGCGGCATCATCACCGACCGCCTCAGACGCCCCACACGCCACGCAACCATCGCCATAGCATCAGCGCAAACCAGCGAGGCGACAGCACCGCCACGACGCCCACAGGCGCGTAAAATTAAATGCTGTCACCACCACTGGCGCGCAATGCTTTCCCCGCCACGCCTGCCCGCTTTATGGGTCGCTTTTAATGCAGGTGCATCAGCTGCCCTGAGCCGCGCCAGCGCTGGCGCTCGCTGGCAAATCACGCCCTTAAAAATGAATGCAAACTCATGCACCTAATGCACGCATCACTAAAAAAGCGGAAAATTCACGTCAAATTCGTCACTTTTGGCCTCGACGTGCGTCACCGTCATCAGATAAGCCAGCCCCTCGCTCAATGACACTGGTCGCCAAAAATCCATCATATAAACATCGTCGTAAGTGCGGCCTAACCAATAGCCTCCGCCGCACTCCTTAGGACGCTGAAAAAACACCCATCCACCCGGTCGATAGTTCTCCAGCACCTCATCCCGATAGACCACCTGATAATTTACGTCTTTGCCGCCCATATCGACCTCAATAAAAAAAACCACTGTATTTGCATACAGTAGTTTTAGCATATACCGGCGGTAATTTCTAACGCCTCGCGCAGCGAGTTGTTTAACCCCGCCAACCCTGAAACAAGTTTCAGAACTGGCGGCGTTCTCTATGGTCGTCGTGAAGGTGGCTAGATCACTTCTAATTTCGCATTGCTGATATCGTGGTATTTGCGGTGATTGTCCCTGACGACACCGGCACACCCGACAAGCTCGTCAGGGGTCAGATTCTCGTTAATCATGATTTGCTGCAGACGGTGCACGACAGCCATCAGCTTGACACTTTTCGTGGTGTGTACCGGCGGCACTGGCATCATTCGCGGATAAGTCATTTTAACCACCCATTTGCTTTAGCATTTGCGACAAGCTCGTCTGAATATTGCCAGACACCATCATCAGCGACGAAAGCCCCACCCGAAACCCCGTTAAGTGTTTCATATCCAATAGCGAGACCTAATGGGTGCAAAATTTCGTGATTGATTCTGAAAACCAGCCCCTTCTCGCTTAGTTCTTTCCAGTTCAATAACGACAGGCCGCTAGGTTCATCCGTGGCTAGTAACTGGATGCTCAACATCACATAGTTTCCCACCCACACCGTTAAATCAGTAACGTCTGTTACCCTTACTGATATGCGTTGCCCGGTGTATCCGTTTTCAGGCTCCCATTCATGCAACCTGAGGATATCGCCGCACGCATAATCTCGGTCATTGAGACGAAATTCAGCGCGTTTTTCCTCGTATTTCACAGCCTTGAAATGCTCAGGTGCAATTTTTAACTCATGTATTTTGCTCATTTTTACCATTCCTCAGACATTGAAAACCCCGGCCACAAATCAGTAGCCGCATACTTAAATTTTTTATCGCCATAAATCACCGTTGCCCCACGCGCCAGCGCGTCGAGCTCCCACCGTTCCGGGGTAATCCCTTCCTGTGCTAAATCGAAACGAATTTTTGCCACGCGATCCCTTTCGGCTCGGGTCATCCTGGCTGATGGCGCTTGCTCGCTCGTTTTGAGCGGAGCCGCATTTCTTTGCTGACGATTTTTGCGGGGCGCGCCCTCTTTTGACGCCGCTCTGAGTACCCTCATCACGTCGGGCTCATCCCACCCGATGACGCCCTTATCAATCAGATTTAACACCGCTGCGGCTTGCTCAGACGGTGTGGGTGTCATAACTGGATCACCACCGGCGGTGAGCTTTCCACAGTTATTGACAGGACTCCGAGGCGCGGCAGAGCCGCTTTTCAAAGTCAAAGGCTCAACGGCCAAAACCTTTGGAACGATGCGCCAGTCTGCGGATCGCGTTATACGGATATGACCCGCGCCGAGGTGAGGGGCATAAATGCCAACCACTCTCTCGATATCTTCCTCGTATTCGTTGACCTCATCCGTCACCTTACGGGCGACCCTGACGGTCTGGCCGTCACGCGGCATGTTTGCCCCACCCTGCGCGATGATATACAGGTCAAAATCGCCTTTATCTGCAGCCGCTCGCGCAGCCTCGACTCTGTCGTCAAACTCGCTGGCGATACTCACGCCGCGAGGCAGCTTGCGCAGTTCGCGGTAAGCGCCCATTGTCGGGAGGCCAATTGGTTTAAACTGCGGGATGCGCCATGTAGACGCCCATGCGGTGACGGCTGCGGCTGTATCTTTCAGAGGCTTGCCGGTGTCGTGGTCGAGCTGGCCGTCGAGCGCGTAACCGTCGATATTTTTGGCAATGTATTTAGCGATATAACCCGCCGCGCCGCCCTGATTAAGATGGCGTGATTCAAAGCGCTGTTTTGCCGCACCCTTTTCGTGGCCGTCCTCTTTTAGCGCGTAACGACGCATAATTTCGTTAATGGCTTTACGCTGACCGGGTTTGCAAAACAGCATCATGTGCCAGTGTGGCGTGCCGTCGTGGTGCGGCTCGACAACGCGCATCCCGTAAACATCTAAATCGTTATCTTTGAAGGCGGTGCGTATCAGGCTCCAGATACGGCAGAGATAGCGCTGGCCGTCTTTGGGAGTGAATGCGGTTTCGTTCCAGCCGTGATTAAGCTGTACCGTTTTGTTTTTGCCTTTGCCGACCTGTCGGGTCGGGTGATACTTCGACGGCGTGGTCAGCGTGATAAACATTCCAACGTCACCAACGCTGGCCGCGTAGCGCTCAATCCCGGCGATAGTGTTCATCAGCTCCATACGACGGATTTCAGGGTTTGAGATACTCCCCATGACCTTGCTGATGAGGTCGATACGTTCGCCGGTGATTTTGTTTTCCAGCTCGCATGATTTGAGGTATTCAAGATTAGCCAGGCGGCGCGCGTGAACATCGCGGATCGCCCTTTTGCTTGCGTAAGGTGAGCGGTCTTTATTGACCTCACCGGCAGCGATGAGCAGCGCCTCGCACCAGCGCATACGTTGCGCTTTGAGCTGGTCAACCCACCACTCATCCTTAATCAGACGGGAAATAGCGGAAAACGCCTGTCGGATCGTCATCTGACCCTTACGGTATTTTTTCCAGTTCATCGGTGTGAGGTTGAAAGCGCGCGCAACACCGGCAACTTTCCCGTATAAATGCGCCTGCGCCTCATCGGTGAAAAGAGTCTCTCTTCCGCCGTGCGCGTGAGCCCATGCGTCGCTTAACTCCTCGTATCTGCTCCAGAGCTGAGAGGCTATTCTGGCCGCAAATTTCCTTAGCTCTTTGTCGTTCATATCCGGCAGGCGTGCATATTCATCACGCGCAGACAAAAACCCAATCGAGGCGGATTCATTCATCCCGCACAGCTCATTAACACGCTCAAGACGCGGCAGCAGCTTGCGCTCAAAAGTGTTTTTGAGGAAATAGAGGCCACCAAGAGGGCTTTTGGATCGGCGGATGAAGTTATAACGCGAGGTAAAAAGCGTTTGCAGGAAAAACGGCAGGCGGTCAATCCGGTTTAAAACGCCTTGCACCTGACGGAGTTCGGCACGTGTAAGGGGTCTGTCGCGGCCAATGGCCTTGCGGGATTTATTCCACGGATAAGCACCGACGATGGTATCACCGGTGCTTTTTGATAGTGGAGGTGGTGGCGAGGGGGCGACGCGCCCCCGATTCTCAGCGGTCATTAGCGGTGAATGCTTCCAGACATTTTTGACCTAACAGCTCAACCTGCTTTTCTAAATCGGAAAACTGACGAGCTTCACCGGTTAGAAGGTTATGCAGAATCAGGCCAGAAACGAGCTTAGGAATCGTTGGATAAAAGCCCACGATATCGAGCCACTCTTTACCGGCATTCTTTCCAGATTTTGCGATTTTCTTTTCCTGCAAAATAAACTGAAATTGGTCGCTGGTAATAACGAATCTATTATCGATAACGATATTAATGCTCATACAGTCCCTTATTAATTTATTACTGACTCAAAAGAGAATTGTGAAGCTTTTCGGATTCCTGCCCCAACAGCTCGATAATTTCAGTCCGATTCATTTCAGACTTACAAATGTGAGCTATCAAAGAATCAAGCGCCGACGCGAAACGGGTCGCCGTGACTAGCTGCGCCTCAACTGCAGCCTGTGCCAACAGTGCTTTCATATTGCTGCGAGGTGCTGATATTTCTTTATCCATTTACCTGGCTCCAGACAAAAAGATGCCCCGCACATTCAAGTGCGTAAAATGTTCAACTAGCTAATTAATGCAAATACTGTTCAGGCTTAACCGAGGTTAAAATAGTTGGGGCATATTCAAACAAGCTGAATAATTCACGGAGCGCGCGGAATAATTTCTCACGCCAATAACAAGAATCTTCATCAATGCGCCAGTAAGGCTGATTAAATTCGACCTCGCTTAAACCAGCATGAAGGAATAAAGTGCGGCGCTGGCCTACGGATAAAAAACCGATGTATGACGACTCAGAAGCACCAACCTGACGACGTTTTGAAAATGCCGCTCGTAATTCATCGATGCCACAAGCCAAACGCTCGCGGTCGACATCGTTCATTTCCTCAAAGCGCATAGTTGCATGACGCTGTTTTAACTGAGCATGAAAACATACTGTCAGGCGATCACGTTCCATCATCTGATTATAAAAATCACAAGTATCCTGCCAACGGGGAAGCGCAAGATGTTTACCGATTACAACGCGAAGTGATTGAGGTTGTTTTTGGACCAGCGCAAGAGTCATAACCGACATAGGGATAACCCTCTTGATTTAAAGATAAGTTTCGCGGTGGCAAAAATACCAAGCTTGCGGGTTCTAATGATAACGCCCTGACGTCCACGGCCATGGGTGATCGTGAAGTTAATCGAAACAGGGCTTTCATTACGGAGCAACTGGGCAATACAACGTGGCTCGGTCATCATTTGGGCTCCCCCAAACCAAGCCACATAAGCCACCCTTCACGAATTTCTTTCGGGCGGCTTTCGTAGGCAAGTTTCATTCCGTTGTTCCAAGCAGGCAGATAAATCCAATACTCCCCAGCACGACCAGATGCCGATTGAGGATCTGTCATTTCAATTACCGGCAATTTCCCTCTATCAATCATCCCCTTTACAGCACGCTCCGATTTGCCAATCAGTCTTGCAAACTCCTGATATGGCACTGCATCTGTTTGTAACGCGATTTGCTTCGCCATGCTAAAGACCCCTCAAACATTTATGAATCGCTTCTAATGTTTTATAGTGACTTATTGTGTTCATTTCTAAACACAAAACTATCTACATCTAAACCAAATGGTATTGAGATCTAAACACTATGTCAAACGCGCTGAATGAAAAACTTGTACTCATTAGAAAGTCAGAATACCTAAGCAGGCAGCAACTATCTGATTTAACAGGGATTCCATATGGGACATTAAGCTATTACGAAAGCGGTCGGTCGACACCGCCTACAGATGTGATGATGAAAATATTGAAAATGCCTCAGTTCATGAAATACACACTTTGGTTTATGACTGACCAAATTTCTCCAGAATCCGGGCAGATTGCACCGGCACTCGCACACTTTGGGCAAGAAACAACAAACTTGCCGCACTCAGACCAAAAGACTGGTTAACGCTTCATCGCAGGTACATTTTTGAAAAGTGCTTAATACTGGCCGAAAAGTACCCAGCATTTAAAAACAAGCAGTTAGCAACAAAGAGTAAACATACCTTCGGAGGGTTTTCTTATGACAATTAAGAAACTCGATGATGGTCGATATGAAGTGGACATTAGACCTGCAGGGCGCAACGGAAAGCGCATCCGCAGGAAGTTCGAAAAGAAAAGCGAAGCTATCGCTTTCGAGAAACATACGCAGTACAACCATCACAACAAAGAATGGTTAGCGAAACCGACAGATAAGCGGCATCTGTCGGAACTGACAAAAATTTGGTGGGAGTTGAAAGGCAAACACGAGACTCACGGTCGAGATTACCTGGGCAAGATTGAGCTGTTTACCAAGATAACCAGTGACCCATGTGCCTTTCAGATTACTAAATCATTGATAAGCCAATACAGCACTGTGCGGCGTTCTCAAGGCATCAAGCCATCGAGTATAAATCGTGATTTAACGTGTCTTAGCGGGATGTTTACTGCATTGATAGATGCGGAGCTATTTTTCGGGGAGCATCCTTTCCGGGGCCTGAAAAGGTTGAAGGAAGATAAACCAGAAACTGGATATCTCACGCAAGAAGAGATCGCCGAGCTTCTATCTAAAGTAGACGGAGATAATAAAAAAATTGCGATTCTTTGCCTTAGCACCGGCGCGAGATGGAGTGAGGCGGCAAAACTGAAAGCGGAAAACATCATCCAAAATCGCGTCACGTTTGTTAAGACAAAGACCAACAAGCCGCGAACCGTTCCGATATCCGAGGAGCTGGCAACAATGATCACTGCAGGTAAGCGTGGCTTTCTGTTCACTGACGCTAACTATCCAGCGTTCAGACGGCTAATGAAGGAGTTGAAACCGAACCTGCCACCGGGTCAGGCAACGCACGCATTGCGTCACAGCTTTGCCACCCACTTTATGATTAACGGGGGCAGCATTATCACGCTTCAACGGATTCTCGGGCATTCACGAATTGAGCAAACCATGACGTATGCACATTTCGCCCCTGAATACCTGCAGGACGCGATAACGCTCAATCCTTTACGCGGTGGCACTGACGCTCAGAGTGTCCACACAGTGTCCACGCTTGAGTGATTTATAGTGTTTTTCAGTGGTCTTGTGTGCCGCGCAAACCCGCATTGCACCGCTGAAAGCCCCTATTGTAAGGGCGTATAAACGCCCTTACGCAGGCTTATTTTTTGCCCTTTCATCCTGTTCTTACCCGCTTTTTCCCTCGCTGGGATACACTCTTGTTAGTGCTAAAAAAGGGAGCAACGCTGAATGGCGACATATCCGGATAGTTTATTGATCCTCAACGGCAAAAGTGCAGGCAACGACCTTCTGCGCCAGGCGATTGCCGACCTGCGTGATACTGGCGCGAACATTCACGTTCGCGTGACCTGGGAAAAAGGCGATGCCGCGCGGTATATCGACGAAGCCTGTCGGCTCGGGG